GGGGGACCGGGTGGACGGTGGTCGGGAGGGCTTAGGGGGGGACTTGCGTTTTTATTGGAAGATGTTCTTCTTAGCAGTACGCTTCTGCTTGTTTTTGTTTCGCAGTAACTTCATGGAAATGTTGAAGATTAAGGGATACACGGGCTGCCGGTCCGGGACCGGGACTGTACATCGCTCTACCCCGCGTGAAAACACATCTTCACGTGCACTTAAGACATGAACCTAACTTACCAGAGAGCCCCGATGGGGTTCTGGTGAAGACGACTTGCTGAGGAACCTCAATGAGGTATCAACGAAGAAGGGCGACTTGCTTACAAAGGAACCTCAGTGAGGTATTTGTGAAGTAGAGGTCAATGAATCGGCTTGTTTAGGCCTTTGTGACGTGGTGTGGATTCTGCGGGCCATGCCGTGCAGTCTCTTGGCGTTTTGGTTAGCACTGGAGACCAGATTTTGGATGGATTAAGTAGAGAGACCCCGTAGGATTCTAGCATACATTATAGCTAGGCTTCCATGGAGCGCCGGATAGTTTAAGACTTCCCGGCTACGGTCGTGATACAAAGGTTGCCTAGGCAAAGAGACTCTTCTGTGGTGGTGAGAAGAAATCCTTGCCGAAGGTATGATTCGAAATCTTGGCCTCAATGGCCCCAAGTTTGTCGCTACGGTTGGTGTAAACCGATCTCAGGTCGTTCTGGGGGGGCGGTGAGCCACCCTGACCGATCATGAATCGCCCAAGAGCCAAGTCTGCTAGTCTTTCGACTGACATTGGCCCCATGAAATTGAGGCTTTTCCTGAACGATCGCTCGGCGTTGAAGGTGCGAAGCTTCTCATCAAATGAGATCTCACCCACCTCTTTCGAGGGTTGGGGGTGAAGTAACTTCCACTCTTTCAGCTGCTTTGCGAACAACTTTGAGCTGTCGATGGAGTAAGGACAGATTCGTGCACTCATGGACTTGGCGGCATACATTAGCCGGAACATCCATGTGTCCTGTCGGGAAGATAAACTTTCCCAGGACTGGCAGAAATCAGCCCCCCGTAACTCAGTCTGGCCTGATGCCACACCTGTTGCGGAGGACTGCCCAAGGGCAAACGAGGGGACGGACTCTGAGTAGGCCACGAAGGCTGTTGGGAGACCGAGTGAGGCGCAAGTTTTGGATACGTCAATAACGTTGTACAAAGTCTTTGCCAATTCGGGGTTGAGCTCAAGGATGGAGAAGAGCTGAAGCGCGGGATTGGCGATGAAGATCGCAGCCATAAGGCGTTGCTGTACCGTGATGTAGGCATCGTGAGGTGCCAACCGCATGTCAAAGCCGAGGCCTCCGAGGTGGACGGGCAAGTAGTTCGAGGGTGTGAAACCAAGAATGTTCTTGAACGACCAGCGGCGGAGGATGACGGGTAAATAACAAGCGGACCAGGGTAGAGCGAGCATCATCTGGGAAACAGAGTTGGAGACTCCTGTAGGGGTCGCGGCCGAGCTGCCGTCCTTTGTGTTGGCGTTGGTACCGAACCGCTGGTTCAGGTACGGACAAAGGACCGCTACGATCTCACCCTCTGCGTTGGTCGACTTCCGAAAGAATTGGGAGTTGATTACACAGTGGGTGGTGGATACGTAGTTCTTTCCAGGGGATTTTAAAAACCCGAGGGAAGCG